TGCCCACTTGAAATTACCAATATCTAAACCGTTTATTTCAATTTTAATTTTATTGGTTGTAGACGTTAAAGCACCTTCGGTTGTTGTATCTGAAGATGCGAGGTACTTAACTGGGTGGTTAAACGTCAGTTCTTGAACAAGTTCATTTGATGGAATACTTTTTTGAACCTGTGTTATGATTAGATTGTGATTACGAGAAACGAGGTTACCACGCTCTTCGTTATCTAAATAATAATAGTTTGAATAACACTCAAAATTATAATTACCAGCATCTGGACCCCAGTGTATACGTAATTCGACGTTATGGTACTGTAAAGCGACTATGGGTAAAGCACATTGTGGACCTTCACAGAAGAAGAATCTAAATGGATAAAAATACGAACGTGCACTTATACCCGGGTGTGTACCATTCGCACTTTTTGAGACGTTCGTTGCAAATGTATCAATAGCTATTTTTTCGGTAAATATGGCGTCTTGCGTATCTATGACCTGACCACCAATAAGAAGTTCAACTTTATCTATGAGTGTATCCCATCTCTGAATATCAAGTGCCTGTGTATTATTATCTATAGTGAGGTACGTGTACCCTAATAAATCGCCCGTTCGATCAAACCGAATGGATGACATGGAATTGCCTTTCACAGACCCTTGTATCGTCTGTTTTTCTACGGACTGTGAAAAGTTAGAATGCCTTTTAAACGTTGATGTAAAAAAAGAAATTTCTGGTTCACCCATGATGTGTTCGTCTTGAGCGCCAATCGCAATGAGTTGAACAATACCAGAAGACATTTTATAATAAGAAAAGGTTAAAAATATGCGCTATTTACCACTCTCCTGGAATGGTAAATTTTTTTGTTTACACACGAATCTAAAAATAAAAAAGTTATCATCAGTACCTGATATAGTATCGCCGTCTTGATTTAATAAACGAATTGTTAATCTATCTATTTTTCGTATAGGCGTCGAATATTGTTGTACGACTGGGTAATTATCTTTAAAAATAATTTGTGATACTGCACCGCCACCACTTATCAAACTCCCAAACGAATTATTTACTTTTGATAAACTCGCTTGACCCTCGTATCCATATATGTTCGATGTTCTCTGGGTGTAATTTGTATCGAGTTCGTTTATTGAAATGTAACATACATTAGAACCTGTGGTTGTGATTTGTGCAGCATTAAGTCTTACTTGAACGACATTTTCGAGTGTTTGCTGAAGATGAACCGTGAACGTATTTTTACTCGCCTGACCTATGGTATCAACCGTAATCGTATGATATTCATGTTCAAAATCAGGTAAAGTAGATTGACTAGTCACTAAAGCCATTTATATATACTGGAGATTTTACTTCATCTTATAACTCGCTTGTTCTCGTACAAGTTTTTGACCGTCACAAACACCGCCTTTACTGTCGGAATAGTAGGCACTACCTAAACATTCTTCGGTCGATGGAATATCAAAGAGTGAACCCGTATTAATCGTTTCGATTTCGACCTCTTTACCCTGGTACCCACTGGTACGCAACATGGCGAGAACACATAATAAAGCGATGACAATGACAATGGCCCTGATCGTATTTCTATTTGTAGCGTTAAGTTTCATTTATATTGGATCAACATTTTTTATAAAGTGCGTTAAAGAGAATAGAATAGTTTCAACATAAAGAGTAATGGACGGTGAAATTATTCTTGATCGTAGAGATACTAATGTTATGAAACTTGATGATAACGAACAGGCTTTGATGAACGAAATTGAAATCGAAGTTCCTCGACCTCGACAAAGACCCCAGCCTGTAAAAAAACAAGTTTCACAAATGAAAACCCAATTTACAGCACCACAACCACAAGTTTTCCAGGAAGATATTGATTCTTTTGCGAACCCAAACAAGCAGACACAGCCATCTGCGCCTCCACCAGAGGCACCCGTTGATTATGGTGAATACGACGACGACGAACCCGATATGGATTATGGTACTGGGTACGCGATGGAAGAGGAAGAAAAACCATCACCTGGGTTTAAAACAATTGATGAAGAAAAGGCGGATCTTGTAAACAAACTTGGTCGCTTGGAAAAAAAGGGGTTTACTGTGAACAAACGTTTAAATGCCTACTCCCCTATAGACGAACTTAGAAGTGAAGTAAAACGAATAACGTATAGTATAGATGTAGATAAATCTATTAAATTTTCGAGACGTATGCTTATTGCGTGTACAACTGGTCTTGAGTTTATGAACAAAAAGTATAACCCATTTGAAATTCAACTCGACGGTTGGTCTGAAAACGTTATGGAAAACGTGGACGATTACGATGAAGTGTTTGAGGAGTTATATGTAAAATATAGATCTAAAATGCACGTTGCCCCAGAAATTAAACTCATTATGATGCTTGGTGGTTCAGCAATGATGTTCCATTTGACGAATAGTATGTTTAAATCGGTCATGCCAAACATGAACGATGTGATTAAACAAAACCCAGGACTTGTTCAGAATATGATGACGGCGGTACAGAATACGGTTCCAAAATCTCAACAACAGGGTACACCCGAAAACGGTGAGCGACACGAAATGCAGGGACCAGGGTTCGACATTTCGAGTCTCATGGGTAACATTATGATGCCACCAACACCACCCATGAACACGACGAGTATCGCACCCCAGGAACCACCTAGTGTAGACGATGACGACGATGACGTTTCGGATATTGCAGAAGCACCAGATACAGGTGACGTTGAAGGTGAAGGTGAAGACGGTGATGTTCGTGAAGTGAAAGTTACTCAGTCCAAGGGTAAACGTGGACGAAAGAAAAAATCGGTCGAAATTAATTTGTAAAATATAGTATATGATAGGGTATTGTCCTTTAGACGAAGATCCTATTGAAAGACCGAGACCTTCACGAGAAGTATCAGTCCCAGTCCAGGAGAAACGGAAAATTTCTACTGGTGAGGAGGATACCGAGTGTAATTACGTTGTTTTGTTCTTTATTGCGGGCGTTATTGCCCTCGCGATAATGGATTCACTTCCACGAAAGTAAGTAAACAAAACTTTCTACCATTGTGACTTTTTCCAGAATGGTAAATTAAATACGTTTTACGAAAATGGGTTCATAATAGTTAATATTGTTTTGTATTCGTTCGATATGTTTTTTCGATGGAACTTCACGTTCTATTAAATATAAATCTGTAGCCAGTTCTTTGGATGTAATTATATTTTGTTCGCGTCGTAATGTTTTATTGTTCACTATAGTGTCTATAAATACTGATATTATTTTACAATTCATATTACCATTTTCTATATAATCATCGGGTGAATACCAAAAAGTACCATCTTCTTTATACGGTATATAACATTTCATATCAATGAATAAATCTAGGTCGTGACCAATTTGCATAGCATATATCATAAAATCGCGTATTTTTAATAATTTATCTATATCATTTTCGGATAATAATGGATCACTGAGTATGATGTCTATGTCCCATGTTTCTTCTTGATTTTCGATAAATTTACCACATACATACATGTTTGTATCTACGGGTGTACTATACTTATTCAATTCTGTTAACCATATATTGTACATATCTTGTGTGGGTCTTTTCCATGGTTTATCTGTGTATATAGGACCTCTTTTACACGTTTCTATCTTTTTACCAAGACTATATGGTACATTTGTCATTATATTATATTATATTATATAAATAAATGTCGGTTGGTTCTTCACCAGATTTATATAATATATTAAACAATATACTTCAAGATACAGAACCTCATAGCATGTCTGAGTTATATAGTATATCTTTTACAGATGGAAGTTCAACACCTTCATCTGGTGAAATTAGTTTGAGTAGTTTTGTGAATAAAACTATTAACACTGGTGGTGGCGGAGGTAGTTAATTTCTTTTTCAAGTGTTTTTATTTTCGAGTTAAGTTCTTTTATAGCTTCTACAAATATACCTGCCATGTTCCCATACGCTATACCATACCCTAATTCTTCTGAACCAGATACAGCTTCCGGTAATACTTCGAGTAATTCCTGGGCAACTAAACCCGTGTATGCTATACCATCTTTTTCATACGTGTACCCATTTATTTTTTCTATTTTAGAAACTGAATCTTCTATAGTTTTAAGATTTTTCTTATTTCTCACGTCGGAATATGCAGTAACGTTTCCAGATGCGTATATGTCACCTATTACATGTAAAGCGTAACCTGGACTTGTTGTACCAATACCCACATTTCCACTATTATAGTATATATTTGAATCCAAGGCTGTCCAAATATCATATAAATTACTATTTTGATAAATATTACCCGTGAAGTTTATATCACCTACGACATCTAATTCGTAAGCTGGTAACGTTGTTCCTATACCCACTAACCCACTTACATTCATATTTCCAGTTACGTTGAGTCTTGTTGGTGGTGAAATTACACCAATGTTACTGATATTACTCTGTATACCCGTTTCAGGGGCATCATAAGGTATTATAAGTGTTGTGTATGCATCAGGACTACCAGGTGTACCCGTATTTGAACTTAAAAGGGTATTACCGTTAGAAATAGAAAACTTAATGCTAGTATAGTTTTGATTACTACTGTCTGATTGATCGAATCTGTATTCAACACCTCTTTGTAATACTAAGTCTACATTTTTACCGTTTATTAAAAAGTCTCCGCTATCTACCGTTACTATAAATGAAACGTACGAAGGAGATAATTCACCGATATTAACACAATTATTACTCGTAATTTTTATAGCTGGATCACACATAAACTCATAACCATCTTCGAATATTTCGTTATTACAGTCTCTTTCTACTAATGAACCACCACTTTGTAAAACAACTTCATATCCATACATTCGTATTCTATCATTACCACCAACATCATCACCATTTTTCATGATAAGAAGTTCGGATTTATCGTTTGTACTATCTTGACCATCATATTTACGGTTAAGTATTTTACAAAACTTATCTTCGTCACCGGTTGTATCTGAAAACGTTATCATACCGCTATTTTCATAATTCGAAACGACACCGCCGCCAACTATAATATCACTTGCCGCTAAAGAACCACCAACAGATGTACTCCCTAATAGTTTTACACCGGACGCTAATTTTAAGAGTTGTTTAGTAGCACTTATACCACTCGTCGCTTCTAAGTTTGTATTTGTATTATTTTTAGATGTACACAAAATTTTGAGACCATCCAGTGACATACTCGTAGGGTACCCATACGAATTATTAA